CACAGGAATTCGAGTGTGACTTTCTCGGATCTGCGGACACGTTGATTAGTCCAGCAAAACTACAAAACATCCCATTCCATGACCCCATAAAAAGTAATGCAGGACTTGACGTATATGAGAGAGTGCAAAAGGATCACGAATATATTGTTACTGTTGACGTTGCCAGAGGTATCGGTGGCGACTACAGTGCTTTTATCGTGTTTGATATCACCACGATGCCGTATAAAATCGTTGCAAAGTACAGAAATAATGAGATTAAACCTGTACTGTTTCCCTCGGTAATTTTTCAGGTTTGTAAGGAATATAACAACCCATATATTCTGGTAGAAGTAAATGATATTGGTGATAGTATTGCTGCTACTCTTAACTACGATTTGGAATATCCTAACGTGCTTATGTGCGCTATGCGCGGTAGAGCAGGACAAGTCGTTGGACAAGGATTCTCAGGATCAAAGACACAACTAGGTGTCAAGATGAGTGTGACCGTGAAGAAGATCGGTTGCGCTAACCTCAAAGCAATTATTGAGGAAGACAAGTTATTGTTCAACGACTTTCAGATCTTCCAAGAACTTACTACGTTTGTACAAAAGAAACAAGCGTGGGAAGCAGACGAGGGATATCATGATGACCTTGTGATGTGCATGGTTCTGTTTGCATGGTTGGTCATGCAGGAATACTTTAAAGAGATGACAGACCAGGATATTAGGAGAAGAATTTATGAGGAACAGCGAAACCAAATCGAACAGGACATGGCTCCTTTTGGGTTTATTGACGATGGTCTTGGTGATGATACCTTCATGGATGCTGACGGCGATCTGTGGGCATACGGAGACAAGCAAGAAGAAGTCGGTTATATGTGGAACTACTAATGGATATTGGGGATCAGTTCAGTCTGGAACACCTTCTTTTCAAAGAGAGGGTATGTAGATCTTGTGGTAAGAAAAAGAATCTTATCGAAGATTTTTACATGACTAGAAGATCTAAAAAAGGATTTCCGTCAGCATATGCTTATGAATGTAAGGATTGTACTGTAGAAAGAATATTAAATAGTAGGAAGAATAAAGGATTTCATCTGGATTGGGACTATCCAGATTGGTAGTGTGTTCATGCACTGTTCACCACCTGTGAACGATCCAAAAATCTAAATACTTTTAGATAATTTGATATCTAAGAGGTAAAAACATGGCAAGTCAAGTCTCGCCTGGTGTTGTTATTAGAGAAAGTGATTTGTCCAACGCGGTTGTTGTTGGTGATGTAGCTATTACTGCTGCATTTGCTAGCACATTCCGCAAAGGACCTGTAGGCAAAATTACAAACATCGGCACTGAAAGAGAGCTGATCGATACTTTCGGGGCACCAGCTGAGGCGAATGCGTCTGATTGGTTGGTCGCTGCCGAATTCCTCCGCTATGGCGGAGCACTCGCAGTTGTTCGTGCAGCAACTGGAGTCCTAAACGCAACAGCATCTGGTTCTGGAGTTCTAGTTGGAACTAAGGAATCATTCGAGTCAGGAGTAACTACTGAGAAGTTCCTTGCAAGAGATGCTGGTGCTGACGGAAACGACCTAATGGTTGTTATCGTTGACCGTGGTCCCGATTACACCGTTGCTTCTACTGGTCACGGTTTATCTGTTGGTGGTACATACACCGATGGCAACTCCGTTGGTCACGAAGTATATGAGGTTGTTGACGCAAATACAATTAGAGTTATCAAAGGTTCTGCTGTTCCTACAGCAGGTGCTGGAGAAACTGTTACTGCATATTCTGCATCCGATTGGAATGCAAGAACAATCGGTAACACAGGTTTAACTTACAAAGCAATTGCTCCACGTCCTGGAACTTCAGCATATGCTGCTGAGCGTTTCCTCTCATATGACGAAGTACACGTTGCTGTTGTTAACACTGCAACAAATACCATCGTTGAGAGAATGACATATCTCTCGAAACTATCCGATGGTAGATCACCAGAAGGCAATTCAACTTATTGGCAGAGCTATGTAAACGAGTTCTCTGGTTATGTTTATGCTGGTGCTTCTCTCAGTGCTGCTGAAGTAACAACTGCTGGAGAAGATCCTGGTGCTACTGCTGCATCTTATGGTGCTACTGCTGCTGCTCCACTAGAACTAGCAAGAATTCTACTTGCTGCTGGTGGTGCTCTATCTGGTGGTGCTGATGACTATGCATATTCTTCTGGAGAAATCCAAGCAGGATATGATGAGTTCCTAGATCAAGAATCTACCGAGATCGATTTTGTTCTCATGGGTGGTTCTATGAGCAACGAAACTGATACTATTGCTAAAGCACAAGCAGTTGCTGCAGTTGCTAACAGCAGAAAAGATTGTGTCGCATTTATCTCACCTTATAACGGCAACCAAGTTGCAACTCAGGGTGGTGCTGCTCTAACTCCAGCAACACAACTAGCAAATACTCTAGCTTTCTTTGAGAATATTTCTTCTAGTTCTTATGTTGTTCTAGACAGTGGTATTAAGTACACCTATGACCGTTTTAACGATAAGTATCGTTATGTTGGTTGCAACGGTGACGTTGCTGGTGCTTGTGTTTCCACTTCTGCAATTCTCGATGACTGGTTCTCACCTGCTGGTCTAAATCGTGGTGCAATCAATAATGTTGTTAAGTTAGCATTCAATCCTAACAAAGCACAACGTGATGATCTCTATACAAATAGAATCAATCCTATTGTTTCGTTCCCTGGTTCTGGTCCTGTTCTGTTCGGTGACAAGACTGGTCTTGCTTCACCTAGCGCATTTGACAGAATCAACGTCCGTCGTCTCTTCCTCAACGTTGAGAAGAGAGCAAGAGGACTTGCAGAGAGCGTACTCTTTGAACAGAACGATAATGTAACTCGTTCTAACTTTAACGCTGCTATTTCATCGTATCTCTCTGAGGTACAGGCACGCAGAGGTTTAACTGATTATCTAGTTGTTTGTGACACTACAAACAACACTCCTGAAGTTATCGACAGGAACGAATTCGTTGCCGAACTCTATCTGAAGCCAACCCGTTCTATTAACTACGTAACAGTTACTGTAACTGCTACTAAGACTGGCGTTGACTTTGAAGAAGTCATCGGTAGAGGTTGATCGATACTAGATAAAACATCACGAGGTAAACTAAAATGGCAACGTCAAACGTAAGTACATTTCTATCTACTATTGGGCAAGGTGTAAAGCCCAATATGTTCTTGGTAGACATTAAGTTCCCACAGGATCTTGGTGGCGCTACTCAAGCACTAGGAACTGATCTTACAAATATTCTTTGTAAGTCAGCAGCACTCCCAGGTTCTAACCTGGGTGTGATTGAAGTTCCTTTCCGTGGCAGAACTGTTAAGATCGCAGGTGATAGAACCTTCGATACATGGTCCGCAACCTTCTTCAACGATAAGAACATGGAAATCCGTGGTCTATTTGAAGAGTGGGCAAACGACCTTAACAGACATGAAGCAAACACTGCTCCTAGATTCTTGCCTAACAACGGCACTGAAGGATATATGGCAAGTCTGTTTGTCAGTCAGTTGGAGAAAGATGATAAGGAAGAAGGCACTGTAATCAGAACCTACGAACTTCATCACTGCTTCCCAACCAACGTTTCTCAAATTGATCTTGCTTATGATAGCAACGATCAGATTGAAGAGTTCACCGTTGAGTGGCAGTATTCTTACTTCACTGCTGCTAAGACTAAGAACGGAACTTCCGCTTCTACCAATATCAAGGGCACTGCGAGCGACAGAATCGTTCTCTGATAAATAGTTGAACGCTCAACTGTTTGTATTTTAATCATGAGTCAGTTATTTGGCTTCCAGATTAACAGAAAGGAGGGGCAGAGGGGTCAATCCCCTGTCCCTCCTTCTGCTGATGAACCTATCGCCGTCGCCGCTGGTGGGTATTATGGAACGTATGTAGATACGGATAATCAAGCTCGTAATGAGTTTGAGATGATCCGTCGTTATCGTGATATGGCAATTCACCCTGAGGTGGATAGTGCTGTTGACGAAGTTGTGAATGAATTTATTGTAAGCGATGCTTACGATTCTCCTGTTGAGATTAATCTAGACAATCTAGATGTTGGTAACGGAGTAAAGAAAAAAGTTCGTGATGAGTTTGAGTATATCAAACGTTTGTTGAACTTTGACAATCGCGCACACGAGATTGTTAGAACTTGGTATATTGATGGTAGATTATTTTATCATAAAGTTGTCGATCTAGACAATCCAAAGAAAGGTATTACGGAACTTCGTTATATTGATCCTATGAAGATCAAGAAGGTCCGTCAAAAAATTGATAATAAACCAAAAGATGCTCTTGCTCGTGCAGCAATTAAAGGCACTGCGCTTGAGTATGAATATGGAACGTTTGTTGATTACTATCTTTACAATCCAAAAGGATTTTATAAAGGTGGTGTCCTAGGACCAGTTGGCGATATGTCACTGTCTCAAGGTGTCAAGATGGCAGTAGATTCTATTACATTCTGCCCATCTGGACTACAAGATTTAAACAAAAGAATGACTCTTGGTTTCCTTCATA